CAAATAAATAAAAGTAAAAACCATGTCTGGTGCTTTTGATAGACAAATTGCAAATAGAAATTTTCTAAGTCCTCTAGGGTTTAAGTTTAATCTTGCTAGAGCACCAAAAGTAGATTTCTTTTCAAAATCAGCAAATGTTCCTGGAATCAATTTAGGAGTTGCAATTCAACCAACATATCTAAAGGACATCCCCATTCCAGGAGATAAACTTGTTTTTGATGATTTTCGATTAACTTTCAATATTGATGAAAACTTAGAAAATTACAATATTGTTCAAAGTTGGATGAGGGGTTTAGGTTATCCAGAAAGTGTATATGAATACATGGAATGGATGCAAAGTGATCCCGTAAATCCAACTCAAGATCCTAATGTTTCAGATGGAACTTTAATTATCTACAATAGTAATTTTCAACCATCAACACTTGTAAAATTTCAGGGAATGTTCCCTACATCTCTTTCTGATATTGATTTTGATGCCACTATACAAGATGTACAGTATGCAGTGGCTACAGTAACATTTAAGTATGCTCTTTATAAAATCTTCAACTATGAACCTGGATGAAATTCAAATACTTTGGGAAGAAGACTCCAAAATTGATGAAGACAATCTTCACACAGAATCGGTAAAGATTCCAAGTCTTCATGCAAAATATTATAAGATCTTCAACAATATCCTAACCTTAAAGAAGGCTCAGGAAAACAAATATAAGATCTTAAAGAAGGAAAAGTGGCAGTACTACACTGGTAGAGCTGAACCAGAAGTTTATATAGAAAAACCGTTTGACCATAAAGTACTTAAACCAGATTTAGATAAGTATCTGGATGCTGATGAGGATTTAATTAAGTGCCAAACTAAGATTGAGTACTATCAAATGATGCTCAATTATCTAGAGAGCATTCTTAAAACTATATTAAATAGAACATATCAGCTCAAAAATGCAATTGAGTGGCAGAAATTTATTAGAGGATATGACTGATATTGTAATTGCGAAAAAGAACGAAGTATTCCTGAAGATAGAAGCAGAACCTCATATCTATCAAGAACTATCGGAACATTTTACTTTTGATGTACCTGGGGCTAAATTCATGCCTCAGTACAGAAGTAAGTATTGGGATGGAAAGATTCGTCTTTTTTCAACTCATACTGGAGAAATCTATGTTGGTCTTCTTGACAAGGTAGTTTCTTGGGCAAAAAAGTGGGACTATAAAGTAGAGTTTAAAAATAATAAGTTCTATGGAACTCCTTTAGAAGAGAATGAAATGATTTCTTATGAAGGAGTCAAAGATTACATGACTCGCATCTCTAAACACAAACCAAGAGATTATCAGGTTGATGCAGTTTATGATGCACTGAGATATAATCGTAAACTTTTAATATCACCAACTGCATCAGGTAAGTCATTGATGATTTACTCTATTGTCAGATACTTTGCAGAAAGAGATCAAAAGATCCTCCTAGTGGTCCCTACAACCTCCCTGGTTGAACAGATGTTCAAAGACTTCCAGGACTACGGATGGAACGCAGAGGACTATTGCCACCGCATATACAGCGGTCGTGAGAAGACTAATGAGTATCCTGTAGTTATCACCACTTGGCAGTCTATCTACAAACTTCCTAGAAATTTTTATGATGCTTTTGATGTAGTTATTGGTGATGAGGCTCATCAATTTAAATCCAAGTCTTTAGTTGGAATCATGACTAAACTGGATAATACAAAATATAGGTTCGGTTTTACGGGTACTCTTGATGGAACTCAAACACATAAATGGGTATTGGAGGGTTTATTTGGCCCATCCTATAAAGTCACTCAAACTAAAGAGCTAATTGATAAAGGTCATCTTTCTAAACTTCAAATCAAAATTATTATTCTCAAACATAATCCACAACAATTTGAAAATTTTGAAGATGAAGTTCAATTTATTATTGGACATCCAAAACGAAATAACTTTATTAAAAATTTAGCTTTGGATTTGAAAGGAAATACTCTCGTTCTTTTTTCTAGAGTTGAAACTCATGGTCAACCTTTATATGAATCAATAAATAATTCTGCAAAGGATGGTCGTAAAGTTTTTTATGTACATGGTGGAATAGACGCAGAAGAAAGAGAATTGGTTAGAGAGATTACTGAAAGAGAGGAGAATGCAATTATTGTGGCATCATACGGAACATTCTCTACTGGTATTAACATTAAAAATCTACACAATGTTATTTTTGCTTCACCTTCAAAGTCTAGAATCCGTAATCTTCAGTCAATCGGAAGAGTTTTAAGAAAAGGTGATAATAAAACTCAAGCAGTACTTTATGATATTGCCGATGATTGCACTAAAAATTCAAGAAAAAACTATACATTAAATCACCTGATAGAGAGAGTCAAAATTTATAATGAAGAGAATTTTAACTACGAATTTGTTCAAGTTAATTTAAAAGAATGATGGAAGAAGATTTCTATGCAGTAATTAAATTAGTATCTGGAGAAGAAATATTCTCCATTGTTTGTCCTTCTGAAGAAGAAGGTAGAACAATGTTGATACTTAATAATCCTGTTATTATAGAAGTTGTTGTCATGAAACAAATTGGAATGCAAGGATACAAGATAGATCCATGGCTTAAATTTGCTGATGATGATACATTTTTAATGGATATGGATAAAGTTCTGACAATCAGTGAAGTTCGTGATGAAGAAACTATTGAAATGTATCACAAATTTTTAAGACAAAAGGATAAGAAAAACTCAAAAAATTCTCTCACTCCAGAAATGGGATATCTCTCGTCAGTTTCTGAAGCAAGAAAAAGATTTGAAAAACTTTATAGAGGCCAATCAGATATTAAAGAAAGCTGATCTTTGAAACTCCACAGAGTAATTGTACCAACTTTTGCAGGCCATTGTCAATAGCCGAACATTCTGTTATAATAAGGACAATTAATATTAACAGGGACTCATGAAATGCAGGCACCAAAAAGAAAAAGATCAGAACACTATGTAAATAATAAAGAATTTTTAGAAGCAATATGTGAATACAAGAGAAAGGTTAAGGTAGCTGCGGAAAACGGAGATCCAAAACCCCGTATTACCAATTATCTTGGAGAATGCTTCCTCAAGATTGCCACGCACTTATCTTACAAACCAAACTTTGTCAACTACATGTTCCGAGAGGACATGATTTGTGACGGTATTGAGAATTGTGTGCAGTATATTCACAACTTCAATCCAGAAAAATCTTCCAATCCATTTGCTTACTTCACTCAAATTATTCATTACGCTTTTCTAAGAAGAATTCAAAAAGAAAAGAAACAGATGGAAATTCGTTCTAAGATCATTGAAAGATCTGGATATGATGAAGTATTCACTGTAGATGATGACTATGGAAACGCTTCCGACTATAATAGCATTAAAGATTCCATTCAAACAAAAATGTATCAATGACATTAATTGCTTGTGTGACTGACACCCATTACGGTGCCAGAAAAGGTAGTAAAACCTTTCATGATTATTTTAAAAAGTTTTATGAAGATGTCTTTTTTCCAGAATTGGAAAAGAGAAATATCAAACATTGCATTCATTTAGGTGATGCGTTTGATAATCGTAAAAGTGTAGACTTTTGGGCTCTAAACTGGGCAAAAGAAAATGTTTATGATCGTTTCCGTGATCTTGGTGTCAAAGTATATCAAATTGTTGGAAACCATGATGCATATTATAAAAATACCAATGAAGTCAACTCTATTGAGTCCCTGTTAAGAGAGTATGACAACATTGTTCCTATTTCTAGTCCTGGTGAATATGAAGTTGCTGGATTGAAAACATTCATGATTCCGTGGATTTCTCCTGAGAATCGTGATGAGACCTTAGAGAAACTTTCTAAAACCAAAGCCAAAGCTGCTTTTGGTCATCTTGAACTTCAAGGATTTAGTGTGTATCCAGGAAATGTTCAACAACATGGAATGGAAGTTAATGTTTTTGATAACTTTAGAATCGTATGTTCTGGACACTATCATACTCGTTCCAATAATGGTAAGATTTTTTATCTT